AGAATCGTATTGTATAAAAGACCCAGCGCACACACCCAACCAATACAAGGTCGCCACCCAGATACGAAGATGCTGTGATGCGCAGCTTCAACTTTATTGACTTCTAACTGACCTTTGGCAAGCTCCTGTGCATGTCGCTCTGCCATAGTCGCAATCTCGTGCGCCAAGGCGTTCTTTTGGTCTTTGTCCTCAATTACTTTATCTAGTAGCTGAGTAGCTGGGCCTATGAGTGATCCAAGTATACCCATTACGCCCACCCACTTAATCGTGCGTAGCAACGTCCACAAAGAGTCTTTATTTTTAGATGCACAAAATCCATCACCCCGCCTTTTTTCTTACAGCGTGCGCAGCGCAACGTGACACGATTCTCGTCGCTCATCTGCCTTTCGCCATGTACGCAGTAGCGCCGAAGTATAGCCCCACAATAGATGCTTGACTAAGAAATAACATATCGCTCAAAGAGGCAAGGGTGGACAAGCGCGACTCAGGAACGAAGGACAATAGTGGTAATATAGAGTAAACCACCATACTGCTAAGAGACACCCAAGCCATTCGGCGTTGACTATCAGCCTTCTGTTCTCGCAGCTCGATTTCAACAAGTTCTTGGTTTCTTGCCAACTCTTCATCACTGACCGTCCCGTCCCCGTCAAGATCGTATTGAGCATACCGTGATTTTGGTTCTAATTTCTTAGGACTCATTAATCCTCCGACTTCTTTGGATCTCTGAACAATATTTTAGTGCCAGCGTCCGCGACATTGATCTGACGAACACGGCAGTAAGATTCAAAGAACCTGTTTCTGCTACCGCTTTGGAAACCTACCGACTGATTATTGAGTGCGTCTGAATATTCAAGGCAGGATGTAAGTTCTTGAAAGTAAAACTCTTCTCCCGTGGGCACACCTCGCTCTACGATAATGAGCACAAATATCATCATGGTCATGCGCTTATATCCAATAGAAACTGGTCATAGACTTTGAGCGTCGTAGTCAGCACCTCACCACTTCGGTACTCATACACGAACTCGCTGTACTTTGTAGTTGCGGCTACTTTGTCTGTACGCACATTAGATAGCTGGTTGATTCGATAGCTGTCGTGGATCTTGTTTTTTACGACAGTAGGCACTGGGGCGTTGACACTGTTAGGGAAGGGTGGCACGTCCATCACAGGCGCTTCTTTTTCTGCACAGCTTGAGTGCGCACGGCTTTCGGCTTAACAAGTTCCCATGTGAGCAAGTCAACATCTAATTGATAGGCAGTACCAAGAACGCGAGGCATAGTGTTTTGAATATAGATTTGCGCACCATAGCCGCACTGCCGATGATTATATTGCAACCAATTAAGTGCAAGGCAGTGACGATACTGCGGCGGGTTGACTAATTCCAACATCCGCCATTCCCTTAGATCACAATATAGATTAGGGTTGGCAGGATCATATTTTAGTTCTGGTTCTTCAGCATTATCTCGATTAGCTGCTGAAGCTTGGCGTCCGACGCTTTCGCTGTCTCTGACTGCTCCGCCAAAGAGTCTACGATAGCCTCTATCTTGCTCGCATTTACGGCTGCTAATTTTCCCGTGGCTTGGGCCTCTTCGACAGTCTTTTCTACTACAGCCTCGATGCGGTCTACTTCTTCCTGAGTAGCTTGCGCCTGAGCCTGGCTAGCACCCCACACCATTGCACCAGACAGGGCTGCTGCACCAATAGGCAAAGCCCATGTTGGTACTTTGATTGTTCCGTCACTCATCTCAACCTCCTAAAAACTGTGGCACCAGAATGCTCACAACGATCAAACCCATGATCCACCACAGCCTGTTGCCGTAGCGATCTATCTTTTCATCTAAACTGTCAAATCTTTTAGAGCCGTCTCTTAGGCGCTCTTCGATGCGCTCGTAACGTAAAGCACACTCTCGCTCATGCGTGTTAATTTCTTGTAAAGCTTTGTCGCCTTTGTCCAAGCCCCATTCCTCTGAGAGTGCGAGATAGCACATTATTTTTTCTTCTTCGGTGCCTTTTCAAGCGTCTTCTCGAGGCGTTTCGCTTGCGCAGCGTGTAATTTGCTTGCGCCCTTAAGTTCTTTAATCATCTGGCGCTTTTGCGCTTCGGTCATAACACCCATAATTACTCCTTTGCTTTGCCTACGTTGAGGGCTAACGCCTCAATAACTGGATACACATACTTTGCCAAAAATGCATCGTCCTTCGGGGTTGGCGTCACTGCACACACGGCAGATGCAACGACCGATAATGTGGTCAGTGTACTCACTATTTCTAAAAGACTCATGCTGCTAGCTCCTGTCGGAAGCAATTCAAATTAGCCGCTACGGTACGGCGCTCTCCTTCCCCTTTGAACGGGTAAACCATGTGCTGCATCCACTGAGGGAACATATACAAACGCCCCACCTGTGGTCGCACGACGATGTTCTGTGTTGGCCTTAGTCGCTCTTTGTCCCACGACGAGCTTTGCCCATAGTTGAAGCAAAGACACCCATCAGACTCTCCAGACGCATTATACAGTCCATAGTCCTGTGATCCCGGCCTTGGCCCTTGTGTGATCTGAGGCGGCACCTTTGTCCATGTTGTGCAGCTAATCCCCATTACGGTTTGTGTGCCGTGATCGTGGATCGGGTTGTAATCACCCGCATAGCTATGCACAGACCACAGTTCGTCCATAGACACCTGCCTAGCACCATCCAGCATCTGCCCCGAACCCTTCATGAAAGCGTTGATGTACTCAACACCCATAGCGCACAGGAACTCAGAAAAGCCAGAAACAAGACTATGGTTGTGATCCATTCTAAGCTGTTCTCCCTCGCTGATTTGACCAACAAGAGTATCCGCTGCTGTAACGCGACCTTCTTCTTCGAGGAGGCCATCAAGATACTCGTTCAGTTGAGTAACAAACCCCTCTGGGATGTCTAGCTCCATCAGAAACACTGACGGGAGCGGGTGCATCATGTACGAGATTTCGCTCATTACTGAACGACAGCTTCGTCTTCCGCGTCCTCAACAGGCTGCAC